ATTTGCCAACGCCTTCATGTGTTTGGAGTCCCATCATACACTCATAAGAGCTTTGCTCGACTGATTGTAAAATGGGTCCAGTGTTCAGGGATAGAGTGGACTGTTAAGAGGATGAAATCTCTTAAAGTTGATCTCTATCGAGACCGATCTGGGCTTCCAATGCTGACTCCGGTCCGCAAAAGTAGAACAGGGGACCCTTATGGGGTTATCGGTTCTCTCTTCAGATACTCACGTCAGAGTGAACGGACTTTTCAATCCGTTGTTCACACTCTAATGTGCTACACCCTCTTCCAGAATCACCAACTTAGTGATTCCCAAAAAGAGAAGTTTGTGGCGGCAGTTAATGCCAACACAAGCAAGTACGATGATTCTTTCCTGAAAGGCTTTGCAACCTTTATGGAAAACCAGAACATCAGATTGAGAATCTCTGGGGATCACACCCCTTTGATGCTCTATCGTGGTTCAGAGAGTAAAAAGACTCCTATCTTAGGCAGCAGAAGTGTTGTCCAGAGTAGCTCCGGACTTTCGAGTGCCAGTTACTTTGTAGGGAAGTTGGCTCATCGCCATCTATTCCTTAAGTATGAGTCCCTATATGGTCCTGTCTGCAAAGGTCTGGATCTCCAGATCGATGCTCGCAGGATGCGAGGGTTGAATTTCGCAGAGTGCGATATTCTGGGAGGTGAAGTACACTTCCTCCAGGAACCAGGACTAAAGTTGCGAGCAATCGCTTCTCCATTCCTAGTCCACCAGTTGGCCTTAGGCCCACTCGGTAGAACCCTATTCTCTCATTTGCGTGCCCTCCCTTGGGATTGCACACATGACCACAGTAAACCTGTTTCTTTACTCCAGACACACCTTGCCAGCGGGCAGCAAGTACACTCAGTGGACTTGTCTAACGCGACTGATTATTTCCCTCTGGAAATTCAGCTTAGAGCCTTGACAGCTCTCTGTGGCAAACATCCTTCCATTGACCTCTTTAGTGAGGTTAGCAGATCCACATGGAAATCAACCATTGGACCTATCTGCTGGAAGCAAGGCCAGCCTCTTGGATTATATCCAAGCTTTGCTAGCTTTGGGATGACACATGGATACTTGTTAGCGTACCTCCTTGGAAAGAAGTACAACAACGAGTTCTTTGTGCTCGGTGATGACGTGGTGATCTTAGATGATGCATTGTACCAAAGGTACATGCAGACCTTAGATTACCTCGGGTGTCCATACTCTCCTGATAAATCACTATCTTCCTCAGAACTATGTGAGTTCGCGGGAAAGGTGATCACGTCGAAGCGAGTTATCGCTTCGTACAAGTGGAGGGAAGTGTCTAACGACAATTTCCTCGATCTTGTCAGGAATTACGGTCGAAAAGCTGTTGCTCTTCTTACACCTATCCAAAAGGAAGTAGTCGAGCGAATTCAACACCTTGTTGAACCGATCGGTTTGAATTGGTCGTTCGAGGGTTCCACTCTCGAAGAAATGACCAGGATAACTCAAACTGTCTACCGTCAAGTGGACAGGGACGAGCAGTCCCTAACCGGGCTGCAGGAAACTGCAAATAGAAACTGGTACTCAGTACCAGGATCCATGCGCAAGTTCCTTTCCTTCTGCTTGAAAACCTCTGTTGATAATGAGGTGATCTCGCAAGAAGTGAAGGCTTTCGACGAGAAAGCCGTAGCTGTACTACAGCAGATCCTCCCAAACGAGTTGGTTGGCACCTTTGTTGGACGCAAGTCCTTCATCGGCGGCTATGCCGGAGTACCCCGAGCTGTCGGTAATACCGACTTGCCCTTGGAACAAGAAACGCCATCTAGGGTTACTACCCTGGATAGGTACAGGAAACTCCTAAACCTAAAGTGATGGCGATGTTCCCGAACAGGCCCGCGAGGGCCTG